CATGCCGTTTGAGTTAAAGATCTGGTAGGGTGTGCGGTCGGTGCCCTGCCCCTTGCTATCACCCGAGGGATCACCCCAGAACTGAATGCCGGGGCTGTCTTTACCCATCCACTCGGGGAAGTGCTTGAACAGTCGTTTCTTGAAGAGCGGCGCGTAGGTGGTAGCCGCCTGGTTGATCACCCCGTATTCGTGGAGAACATAGACGGCGCCGCGGAGAACTTGGATCACAACCATTGCGGGGTTCCGTGCGAAATCGAGACCAACGATCAGAGGAAGTCCGGGGATCGGCTTGATCTTTTCCTTGGCGACATGGATCTCCGG